TTCGCAAGGTCGTTTATATGAGCGTTTCCGAGATTTCAAAGAAGTGGACTATGCCTGTTCGCGACTGGGGGCTGGCTTACGCCCAGTTCATGATTTACTTTGAGGACAGATTCGCAGCCTAGGATCAATTCGGGGCTCTGGTCTGTCGTTAGTTCAGCGCAACATATAACCTCTCACTTATCGCTGCGGTGTAGTTTTGCGCTGAACTAGCCCCTCTGTCACTTCGTGCGTAAGGCGAAGCCGTCGCGTTGACACGCTCCCCCACTGGGGAGACCACCCGAACCCCGGAGTTTATCCGCCGGAAGATACCGGTGAAGTAGAAAAGCAGCGAATTAGCCTCGCTGCTCTTCACCGTATATCTTGCAACTGCGTCGGGGCGCTCTCCAGCGTTGCCCTGTTTCGCTGCATTTTTAGCTTTGGTACGTTTTTCGGGTTTATTCGCGTTTACACAGTTATTTTTTCAGACCCTGTCCGCTGTCGCGGACGTATTTCGATTGTATCGAATTTAAATCCGTCCCGCGAAGCGGGACACATTCATTCAGAATTCCGCATTCATAATTCCGAATTTTTCGACTGAAAGGAGAAATCTATACCAGATTCCATGCGCTGAACTGCATTCTTGTCGATGTCCAGACCTATGACCGCGAGCCTGTCCGCAAGCTCGCGCTGGGATATCCGGAGATTCTTGCGGAGCTCTGCGACCTTGATTCCGGCGATGTTGTTTCTGCCGTCTGGAGTTCTGTTTGTAAACATGGTGCTCGCCTCCTCTATGAGTTGCTAATTTTCTTAGCCTTAGCCCTGAAAGCATTCCGCCCGGTTTCTTCCTTAACGATATCCTTGACGAGCTTGCAAGCCTCGGCGGCGTTGTCGGCCTCGACCTGCATATCGCATTCGTGCTCCCTGCCGCCAGACTTAATATAGTAGGTAACTGTGTATTTAGCCATTAATGGTCCTCCTTTCTGTTCATCTGCCCCGCGAGCTGCACGCCGATAATCAGACCTCCGATAAGCTGCTTCTGCTCCGGGGTCATAGCCGCAAGCGCCTTTGTGATAGTCTCTGTGTCGAGTTTCTGCTCAACGGTGTATGTCGTCTTGGTCATATTGTTCGTCTCCTTTCTGCTTGCTCAAGGCGTATTTCCGTGTGTTGTAATCACATTATAGTGCATCAATACCGTGCCGTCAATGCGCTCATTCAAGTTGTGACGTGCTTTAAGCACATTTGTGGATATTGAACAAAATTTATTTAGACATTTTGTGCAGTATTGTTCCAAACGTGTGTTGACAGCACAAAAAAATATGATATAATAAAACAGAAAGAAAAGAGGTGAAAATATTGACTATTAATGAACGCTTTAAAGAAATCCGGCTAAATCTCAACAAAACTCAGGCTGACTTTGGTGAGCAATGCGGACTGGGCAGAGCAGTAATCGCCAATATCGAAAATAATCGTTCGCCGGTAACACCTTTATATATTAAGGTGGTTGTTGACAATTTCGGCGTTAATGAGGAGTGGCTGATAAAAGGCACAGGCGACATGTTCCTCGAAACAAAGGAGCAGTACATCGACAGGCTTGCTGAACGTTACGGGCTTGATGACTTTATGAAGAAGGTCATTACCGCTTATTCCGAATTAAGCGATGATGAAAAAAAAGTCGTCAAGGACTTCATAAAGAAGATAAACGAGCCTGACCCAGACAAAAAGCGCCTGCTTCTTGTAGGACAGGACGGATCAGCCGAAGTAGAAGTAAAGGATCCGGAAGGAGCAAGCAATGCTCTGAAGGATCTCAAAGCAAAGCACAAAAAATAAAATGCAATAATAATCCAACGACATCTTAGAAATGCGACATCATAGGGGATCTTAGTGCAGAATATAAGTGCAAATCTTATTTTCTGGAGGAATCACACTATGACAAACAGAAGCGTATTACTGAAAGCAGACGGTTTGCTGCTGAACCATTACATAAACCGTCTGCCGCTTACGCTGGAAGAACTTGAGCGTATCGCACACGATATGGACTGGCTCCTTGACACGTATCAAGAAGCAACAGACTTTATCAGCAGAGCCGGAATAGCGGATTTTGTAAAGGAACACAAAGCCTTTGCCACGATATACGACGGGCAGGCAGTAATCCTTTACGACGGACAGCTCCCATATTCGGAGAAGTTGCAGTACATATGTCACGAAATGGGGCATATCGTTTTACAGCACACTACCGAAAACGGAGTGATAGGGCTGTGCGATGATACCAAAAGAATGGTCTCTCAAGAGGAAGAAGCGGACGCTTTTGCCGCAGAAATGATGGCTCCGGCATGCGTTATATGCACGAACGCGGCATAACCGATATCGAGAGCCTCATAAAAACTCACCTTTTAAGCAGAGAACAAGCAGTCCGGCATGCGGAAAACCTAGCCAGACAGCCAGATACCGAAGAAGAACGCAAGCTCTGCGCAACGATCAATCATCGAGAAAAGCGCGGCACAGATAAATATAAAGCTATCGGAGCAGCCGCATTTGTTATTGTCAGCGCTTTCTTGACGTTGTCAATGCTCAAATCTTTGATCGGTGTTTCCCTTGAAAGCGGCTACGAGCCTTGTAAGGACTGCTTCTGAAATTGTACGGAGGTTAACATGCACAAGGTAATAAAAGACTATGTCTGCTTCGACCTTGAGACAACAGGCTTTGGAAAAACGGCAGAAATAATCGAAATAGGCGCAATCAAGGTCAGGGACGGAACAACCGTCGATAAGTTCAGCGAGCTTGTAAAACCTACAAACCGCATATCAGGAGTAGTTACCGCGCTTACCGGAATATCACAGAACGATGTGGCGGACGCTCGGAACATCTCGGAAGTTCTTCCGGACTTCCTTGAATTTATCGGAAATGATATTCTGCTCGGACACAACATTGCTTCGTTCGATATCCCGATTGTTCGGCGCAACGTAGCCGTAGTAATGAGAGCTATGTTTGAGCCGAATTACATAGACACTATGTACCTTGCCAAGATGGTACCCGGCGTTCCTGATCACAAACTTCAGACCATGCTGGACTACTACGGAATAGTCAACGAGAGGGCGCACCGGGCATTTGAGGACTGCGAAGCTACAAGCAAGCTGTTCAATGCGCTGGTGGCTGACGGCATCGCTCCGGAGATAAGACGCAGCTACTCTTACACCAATATTGAAGCTGCCCAGCCTGTCCCGGTAAAAGAAGATATCGCTGTAACTATGGAAGCTGAAGAACTTTCATCGGTAGCAGGACTGCGCATTGCTCTTACCGGGAATTTTGAGTGCTGTTCCAGAGCAGAAGTCGAAACAGCTCTTGCCCAAATGGGCGCTAAGCTTACTAATTCGATATCTTCCAAAACAAACTATCTTATTGTCGGAGGTTTGGGCTCCGACAGGTGGAAGTACAACAACGGCGGCGGGAAAATACAGCAGGCCGCACAGCTTGGCGTGAAGATACTTCCGGAAACAGCAATCAGTGGTTTGCTGAAGGAGGCACAAAATGTCTGAGCAGATAACACTATTTGACGAGCCCCTGACCCCGGAAACTCTCGGAGACAAGTTGGAAGAGATTCTTGAAGCCGCTCGTGAAAAGTCTGGATACTACAGGCTCCACGAAAGCGGAATGTATGAGATGATGAAGGGCGCCCCTGCGAGCGAGCTGTATGATATATTGGAAATCAGGAAGAGCAAATCTGGCGATATAAGCTTTAATTTTGACGGGCAGCTCTACATAAAGTTTCTAGTGAAGAAGGAAGCCTTGAACACCACAAAAGAGCTGTTCGCCGAGCTTCTTTCAAATCATGAATCAGAACAACTCAGCGGCAACGAAGCTCCGAAAAAAGGCGTGCGCGTAATCTTGCCGATTGATCAACAGGTTGAGTTCTTTAAACAAGCGCTTGACTATCTCATCAGAATCAAAAGACCTGTCAACAGATTTGCGTGTTGCTCACAGTATCAGAAATGTTCGCAGGCGGGCAAGTGCCTGCACGAACATCCCTACTACTCAAAGGGGTGTTACTACCGCGAAAATCTTGAGAACGGTAAATCATTCTACAAATAAAAAAGCCCCTCTCATGCTGGAACATGAGAGGGGCAAAGAATATGACAGCATGCTATAAAGCAAGCCGCCTACAAGCTTTATTATAGCATGTTGTCCCCGAAAAGTCAAGGAGGCAACAATGAAACGAACCAACACCGCCACCTGGTACGAAAGCCAGCGCCGCTGGCAGATAAAGGTCCAGAAGAACGGCATACGCAAGACATTTTACAGCGGAGTTACTGGCAGAGCTGGTCAGCGCGAGTGCAATGCAAAGGCTGACGCATGGTTAGACGATGGCGTTGAGAACCCAAACGCAAAGCTCTCCCGGCTCACGGCGGAGTATCTCGAAAACCTGAAGCTGACCGCTTCGACCTCGCACTACACGCAGTACGAAAAGTATGTGCGGCTGTACATTGATCCGAAAATCGGAAACGTCCGCATATCAGATCTGCACGAACAGCACCTGCAAAGCGTTATCGACTACGGCTATTCGAAGAAGCTCGCGAAAAAGACCTTGCAGAATATCCGGGGCTGTATCACGGCGTTTATGAAATACTGCCGGAAATGCAAGTACACCACGCTGTTCCCTGAAGACCTCACTATCCCGCGCGGAGCAGTCAGCAAGCCGAAATCAATCCTGCAGCCGGACGACCTGCGGAAACTTTTCAACATTGATTCCACCGAGTACAGAGGCAAGCCGGCGCACGAGCTGTTCATCAACGCTTACCGGTTCGAAGTTTCCACAGGGCTGCGCCCTGGCGAGGTGATCGGGCTGAAATGGTCTGACATCGCTAACAGCACGGTGTTCCTGAAACGCAGTATAAACGTCTACGGCGAGGAAACCACCGGTAAGAACGAGAACGCCCAGCGAATATTCACACTGACCGAGATATCCCACGCCGTCCTGGGAGCTCAGAGAGAGTACCAGAAGCAGAATGGGATAGAAACGCAGTGGGTGTTCTCCGATGAGTACGGCGAATGCGCAAAAGAAAACCGCTATTACAAGCGCTGGGTGCATTACTGCGAGGTAAATGGCATTCAGAAAACCACAGCCTACGAAATGCGCCATACATTCGTATCGGTCGTAAAGTCGCTCCTGGAAGGCTACTTGAAGCAGCTTGTCAGACACAGTAAAGACATGGATACATACGGCGTGTACTCGCATGAGTTTCTCGGCGACAGCAAAAAAACCGCCGAGCTTGTCGAGGATATTTTCGGCAAGATACTCCAGACAGGATAAAAAACAGGGCGTTCCGTTCGGAGCGCCCTGTTATATGTTGTCTAAGTGGGTTACAATGTGGGTTATCTGAGTAAATATCCACCGACGTAGCCGGTGGCTTTACAGATAACGCCTAAAAGGCTATTTTCTAGCGCGCGTCTAAAGACGAAAGTACGGTCTGACACCTGCGAAAGATTGTTACTTGCGGCTCTACCCCAAAATCTGTGTAAACCACAAACGTGCATTAAGTGAAATCAGTAAGCTCAGGTAACATTTTGATGAGTCCAGAGCTTATTCATAGTAACACAAATCAATTGAGTTGTCAATAGGAACTGCTGTTGAAGCGGAGGGCGAAGCCCGGAACGGAAACAGCAGTTCCGGCGCGGCGGTCATTCGGGAATGCGGCCGCTGTAGTACAGTGCGAGCTGAGGGTATATCTGCGCCCAGTCCACTTTTTGGTTATGTCCAGCATGGCGAGATACAGCGTCTTGAACAGGCTGTCATTTGTCGGGAAAACAGCCTTGGATTTAGTCACCTTACGCAGCTGCCGATTGAAGCCCTCTATGGCATTGGTCGTATAAATCAGCCGCCGAAGCTCCTCCGGGAACTTGAAATATGTGCTGAGATTTGCCCAGTTTTCTCTCCAGGATTTTGAGATCTTAGGATATTTTTTGTCCCAGATTTCAGCGAAATCGTCCAGGGCAGCAAGTGCTGACTGCTCGTCAACAGCCTGATAAACCCGCTTCAGATCTGCCATCAGAGCCTTTATATCCTTGTAAGAAACGTATTTGCTGGAGTTCCTGAGCTGGTGAATTATACAATTCTGAATGTCAGTTTTCGGGAACACAGCCGCTATCGCCTCGCTGAACCCTGTGCGATTATCTGTGCAGGCAATGAGAATATCCTCGACCTTTCGATTTTTCAAATTATTCAGCACGGAAGCCCAGAATTTCGCGCTTTCATTCTCGCCAACCCACATTCCGAGCACAGATTTCCTGCCTTCAAGATTGACGCCTATCGCTATTTAAACAGCTTTTTTCACTATCTGACCTTCACTGCGAACGTGGTAATATATTGCGTCCATGAACACTACAGCATACACGCTTTCAAGCGGTCTCTGCTGCCATTCCCGCGCCTCGGGAAGTATTTTGTCGGTTATTCGGCTGACCGTTGTGTCCGAGATGTCCATGCCGTAAATATCCTTAATATGAGCCTGTATATCCGATGTTGTCATTACCTTGGCGTACATCGAGACTATCTTGCTTTCAATTGTTGTTGAAATGCTGGTTTGGTTTTTTGGTAGGATCCTCGGTTCAAACTAGCCGTTTCGGTCACGCGGGATATTGACGTCTATCTTTCCCGCACTTGTTTTCAGGGTTTTCCGGCTATGACCGTTTCTGCTGTTTGTTGTTCCTGATTCGGTTCTGGCAGTATGGTCATATCTCCCATAACCCAGTGTTTCATCAAGCTCTGCGTCGAGACTGCCCTCCAGGAACTCCGCTATTGTTTCCCTGAACAGCCTTTGGATATCCTCCATCCCAGTAACATTCGCGTTGCTCAGAAGCTCTCGAATCAGCTCTCGTCTTGCCTCTTCCCCAGGTGTTCTTTTTCTGCCCATTTCTTTTTCCTCCATTCGTTTGCTTTTATTATACACTGTTTATGGAGTTTACACAAGATTTGGGGTGGTATCAACCGGCTCGCAGCAGAGCCGGTTTTCTTGGGCCTATTGACATTTATTTGGTTAATTCTACCACAATTTTTCCTAACAATTTATATTCATCATCGGAAAGTTCCTTATCAAATCCATTTTTAACACGAAACTGCTGTGTCAGAATTTCAATAATTTCCTTCTGGTTGTCACTTAATCCGAATGTTGAAACAGTTGATCTTTTTTCCGTTCCATAAAGAAAGTCCATAGATACATTGAAAACAGAGGCAATGGTTCTCATGGTTTCAAACGGCGGCATGGCTGTTCCGCATTCATATTTGCTTATGGTTGCTTCTGTAACACTGAGTTTGTCAGCAAGGGTCTTTTGCTTCATGTGCGCATCGTTTCTGAGTTCCTTTAATAGTGTGCCAAAGTGATATATCTCCATTTGCACTTTCCTTTCGGGATTTTTTTCTGTTTTCACTTGAATCTTATTCAATTATATGCTATACTATAATCGCGTTGCGATTATAGTATATATAAAAACGGAATTTTATTCCGATTTGTGATATTGGGGATAAAGTCAGGAGAGGGTATATTGACTCAAAAAAAATACAGCGCCGGATTAATGTCACAGTCCTTCTGGTTTATTGAGTTTAAGAAAGTTCTTCCAATGGTGATGGAAGGTAAAGCCCAGGATGAAATCAAGAAGTACTGCATTGAGCAGAACATTTTCGGCGCAGTGAATGCTAACCGCTCCAGGAGGGTAACAAACTACATTACCAATAGGGCGATAGCTCTTGATGAAACGGAACTAAAGCTGTTTCAGGATTCAGACCTGTCAACGCAGAAAATCATTAATCTCATAGCTATTATGAGAACAGACAGGCTTTTATCCGAGTTCGTGTACGAAGTGTACCGCACCAGGAAAATACTTGGATTCAGCGAGATAACCGCTGCTGACATAAAGCAGTTTTTCAGGGATAAGGAATTGCAGGAGCCTCTTATTGAGGGCTGGATCGATTCCACTAAAAATCGGCTGTCCGGATGTTATTTCAACTTTCTGACGGAAGCAGGACTTCTCACCACAGATGGGAAAAGGCACATCATTACCCCGCCACTTCTGGACATATCTCTTGAACGATATCTTGAAGTTAAAGGCGAAACTGCGATGATCAAAGCACTTACGGGGGGCAACTGAAATGGCTGCATTAGATGAAAGGCTTGATAAAGCCGAAGAAATGATTGCTAAGCCTTCATTCCGGGAGAATAAGGGGCTTGGCAACGAGGTCGGGTATTATATTTTCGACTATATGCCAAAGGACGAACTTATTGTACGCAAGCGTGTGGAGTATATCCGCCAAAAACACGAGGATTCACCGGACGGTTTTAAGGTCGTTGTATTTGACCTCTACGACATAACTATCGAGATACTGAAAGAAAAGGGCTATCTTGAAAAGTGTTTCGACCTTGAAAAAAACAAAGGTCTTGACCGTGTTATAAGAGCTGTGGGGAATACGCTCCGGCTGACCGGAGATGACAACCTTATCGTAAAGTATATTCAGGAGCGGACGCCTGAAAAATCTGTCGTATTCATAATCGGGATAGGAAAGTGCTATCCCCTCATTCGTTCGCATACTGTTCTGAACAATCTTCATCAGGTATTGGACAACGTTCCTGTGGTTATGTTCTATCCCGGAAAATATGACGGGCAGGAGCTGGTCCTTTTTGGCGAGGTCAAGGACGATAACTACTATCGTGCTTTCAAATTGGTTGAGTAAGGAGAATATCAATGATCATCAGGGATATGTTCGCAAAGCCCATTGACCGTGACATCAAGGGAGTTATCAAGGTTGGACAGGACGATGACTCCAACATCAGGCAGGAACTTGAAGAGTACGTTGTCACAAGAGAGCTCCAGAAGCATTTCAGAGGCTTTTTCGAAAGCTATAAGAACGGCATAACCGGAAATACGGACAAGATGGGTGTGTGGATCTCAGGCTTCTTTGGAAGCGGTAAATCTCACTTTCTGAAGATACTGTCCTATGTCCTTGAAAACAAGGTTGTTGACGGCAAATCCGCCATTGACTATTTCGTTGATGACGACAAGATTGCAGACCCGATGGTTCTTGCGGATATGAAGCTTGCAGCCTCTGTTCCGACTGACGCTATCCTGTTCAATATCGACTCCAAAAGCGAATCTAACGGCAAGGAAAACAATGACGCTATCGTTTCTGTGTTCCTTAAAGTGTTCAATAAGATGCAGGGCTTTTGCAGCTCCAATTTTGCGCTTGCAGACCTGGAGCGCAGACTTTTCGGCGAAGGCAAATATGATGAGTTCCGCAGCACATTTGAAAATTCCTATGGTCAGCCCTGGGAAGAAGCCCGTGATGAGTTCGACTTTATCCAGGACGATGTAATTGACGCTCTGGTAGACATCGGCTATATGAGCGCCGAGTCAGCCCGCAGCTGGAGCGATAAGGCTCTGGAGCCGTATTCAATATCCATCGAGGACTTTGCAAAGCTTGTAAAGAAGTACATTGACTCAAAGGGAAAGAACCATCACGTTGTTTTTCTGGTCGATGAAGTCGGTCAGTACATAGGCGATAACTCAAAGCTGATGCTCAATCTCCAGACCGTAACCGAGGAACTTGGTATAGCCTGCCGCGGCAAGGCATGGGTAGTTGTGACCAGCCAGCAGGATATCGACTCAATAACCAAGATAAAGGGCAATGACTTTTCAAAAATCCAGGGGCGTTTTGATACAAGGCTGTCGCTTTCCTCATCCAATGTGGACGAGGTCATCAAGAAGAGGATCCTTGCCAAGAACGATTCCGGCAATGCCACTCTTTCAGCGCTGTTTGATACCAAGGACACTATCATCAAGAATCTTATCGTGTTCAACGACGGCGTTGAAAAGAAACTCTATCAGAACGGTGACGACTTCGCCCTTGTATATCCGTTTATCCCGTATCAGTTCGACCTGCTAGGCAGCGTTCTGACTTCCATAAGAACGCATGGTGCGTCCGGAAAGCATCTTGCAGAGGGTGAGCGTTCCATGCTTGCGCTGTTCAAGGAATCCGCCGTCAGGCTGATGAACAAGGAACCAGGGGCGCTTGTTCCGTTCAATATGTTCTATGACGCACTGGAACAGTTCCTTGACCATTCTCACAAGGGCGTTATCACCAAGGCGCTTGACAATTCCTCTCTCAATTCCGCCCATGCGGAAGAGTGCTTTACCGTAAACGTGCTGAAAACTCTGTTTATGATCAAGTACGTCAAGGAGATCAGGGCAAACCTCAATAATATCACGAGCCTCATGGTTTCCGATATTGACGAGGACCGCAGAACACTCTCCGAGAGGGTGGAGGAAGCGCTTAACCGCCTTATCCGCCAGACGCTCGTGCAGAAAAACGGCGATATTTATGTGTTCCTGACGAATGAGGAGCAGGAAATAAACAGGGCTATCGACGCACAGCCCGTTGAGTCCTCAGATGTTATCAGCAAGATTTCCAGCATGATTTTTGATGAAATATACGATGAAAACAAGTTCAGACTGAGCACTTTCAATAACAGATATCAGTTCAGTTTCTGCCAGTCGGTTGACGACCACCCGTTCAAGGCAAACCAGAATTACGACATCAAGCTCCGCATACTCACACCGAACAGCGATGAAGTCGGCGATGAGAACACGCTGCGCCTGTCGTCCGGTCAGGATAATGTTGTTCTTGTGGTACTTCCCGGCGACAGGTCGTATCTTGACGAAGTTACCTCCATGCTGAAAATCGAGAAGTTCCTGCGCATGGACGCCGCAAACACTGCTGTCAACACCGAATCGCTGAAATCACAGAAGCGCGCGGAAATACAGGAACGCAGCCGGAATGCGAAAACGTATCTCTGCCAGGCTCTTGAAGAAGCCGATATCTACACCTGCGGCGACAAGGTCGAGTCTAAATCCAGGGATATCAGGACCCGCATAAACGAAGCGCTCGGAAAACTTATCAACTCTGTGTACCACAAGCTGTCCTACATTGACAGACCGGTCGGCGACGATGATATCCGCGCCCTGCTGCGTGACAATTCACAGCAGATCACCATTGATGGCACAATGCAGGAGTACAACGTGGAAGCTCTGAACGAGATGTCCAGATTCATCGCCGACAAGACGGCGCAGCATTTCAAGGTGTCTATGAAGTCGCTGATGGAGCGGTTTACAAAGGCTCCGTATGGCTATGTTGAAGCCGATGTTCAGTGGCTTGTTGCAAAGCTGTTCCGCAAGGGCGAGATTTCCCTGACAGTGAACAATGAACAGGTAACGCTCCAGTCCAGGACTTCCGAGGAGATTTTCCGTTTCATCACACGCAAGGAATACATCGAAAAGCTGATGGCTGAAAAGCGTGCAAAGGCAAGCGACAATCAGAAGAAAGTCGTCCGTGAGGTAATGAAGGAACTCTTCAATACTACGCCGAACAGCGACGATGACGACGCTGTAATGGCGGAGTTCGTCAGGTACGCAAACAACCTCAAGACCGAGATTGAACGAACCGAGGGCAACTACAATAATGGCGCAAGGTACCCGGGAAGACGTGTTCTTTCAAAAGCCAAGCAGCTTCTGACTGACATCTGCGATGTGAAATATCCGAATGAATTCTTCGGAATGATTTCTGCCAAGAAAGAAGATTTGCTTAACATGGCTGAGGATTACGAGCCTGTTAAAAAGTTCTTCGGCGGTCAGCAGAAGAGTATCTTTGACAATGCCGTAAGACAGATGGATATTTTTGAGAGCAGTAAGACCTTTATCGTGAACGACGAGGTCGAGGGATATGTAAGCCAGATAAATACTATCCTGAACAAGTCGGAACCTTATAATGAAATGCACAAGCTCCCCGATCTGATTGAAAAGTACCTGACCGCTTATAATGCGGAGCTTGACAAGCATATGGAACCGGCTCTTGAAGCAGTTGACGAAGCCCGCAGACGTGTGTTTGACGAGCTCGATGGCAAGGAGTGCAGGCCGCAGCTTTCTGATAAATTTGTAAAGAGCTTTTCAGACCTTTCAGACAAGGCGCAGGCTTGCGACAATATAGCTAACCTGAAAAATATAAGCGTTGAAGCAGACGCTCTTATGACCCGTTCTCTTAATGAAATTTTTGCCGCCGAGAAGAAAATTGCAGACTCAAAGGCAGCTAAGATTACTCCGCCGATTCAGCCCGAAGACGACGCGGGCGCAGCGCCTGTACAGCCTGTCGCTCCGGTAGTGCCGAAAATGAAGAAGCGCAAGGCGGTCAGCATAAAGTCGCTCAATTCATCCAGCTCGTGGCAGCTTGAAAGCGCAGCGGACGTGGACAAGTACCTCGCCGACTTAAAAAACAAGCTGATGAACACCCTTGAAGAGGACACCATCATCACAATAGAATTTTAAGGAGAGATCAGGATGAATAAGACAGCACTCAAAAATTTTGCAATATGGGCAAGAAAAAAGCTCATATCCGATATTACATACAGCGCAGGACTGCTCGCCGTAAATGAGAACGGCATCGGCGAGCCGCTCCCGCAGTCCAGGAGCGATTTGCAGCTGTTCGATATCGGAACAAAGGATTACGCCGAGGTAAAGGGAGAGCGTATCTCGCAGCGTAACTCCCTTGTTTCTGCGATAAGGGCAAAGGCGGAGGAGCTGGACAACTACAAGGTTGCTTTCGAGTACATCGTCGAGGAAGTCGCCTATACCTGGTTCAACCGTATGATAGCTATTCGTTTCATGGAAGTGAACGGCTATCTGCCTATACGAGTGCTGTCCTCTGAATCCGGCAAGCATGAGCCGGATATAGTTACCACGCCATTTGACGCAGGACTTGAATTTACAGGCGAGGAAAGCGGCCGTATATATGAGCTCCGTGACAATAACAGGCTGGAAGAACTGTTCCGTATGCTGTTCATCAGGGAGTGCAACCACCTGCATGATATTCTGCCGGAGCTGTTTGAGGCTACGAATGACTACTCGGAACTCCTGCTCTCCCTGTCGTATACAGACAAGGACGGCGTTGTGTTCCATCTGGTGAACGATATTTCCGAGGACGATTTCAATATTGAGAAAGAGGGTCAGGTCGAGATAATCGGCTGGATGTACCAGTACTACAACACTGAACCGAAGGACAAGGTGTTTGCAGCTCTCAAAAAGAACGTCAAAATCACAAAGGAAAATATACCGGCTGCGACCCAGCTGTTTACGCCGCATTGGATAGTCCGCTACATGGTCGAGAACTCCCTCGGCAGACTGTGGATAGAGGGACACCCTGACGATGATCTGCGTCAGTGCTGGGAGTACTACCTTGACGAAGCGGAACAGGAGCCGCAGGTTCAGGCGCAGCTTGAAGAAATTCGTGCAGGGTGCAGGGAGATATCTCCGGAGGATATCCGCATAATAGACCCGTGCATGGGCTCGGGTCATATACTAGTGTATGCTTTTGACGTGCTCATGCAGATATACTCTGCACAGGGTTACTCCGAGCGTGACGCTGCGAAACTTATCGTGGAGAAGAATCTCTGGGGTCTGGATATTGACAGGCGTGCGTATCAGCTGGCATATTTCGCTGTAATGATGAAAGCCCGGCAGTACAACCGCCGTATTCTGACTTCCGGAATAAAGCCGAATCTGTTCGTTATTGACGATAACCGCGCGCTGACTCCCGAAATCATAGAGTACATAGCGGACGGCGACAGCAAGATGGCAGCCGACCTGCGCTCTATTTCAGATGACCTTACAAACGCCCGTGAGTACGGCAGTATTATAAATGTTCAGCCCGTTGATTTCAACGGGCTAATTGAGCGTATAGGGATAATTGCCGAGAGCGACGAACTGAACCTCATTGCGATGGAAAACAAGCGCATTGTATGTGAGAAAATTTTGCCGCTGGTGAAGCAGGCGCAGACGCTTTCGCAGAAGTATGACGTGGTTTGCACTAATCCGCCTTATATGGGCGGGTCTGGTATGAATAGTGTGCTGTCAGAATATGTGAAGAGATGCTATTCCGAGGCAAAGTCGGATTTGTTTGCAGCTCTTATTATAAAATGTCTTGAATTTACAAAGCAAAATGGATATTCCAGTTTGGTAACAATGCAGTCATGGATGTTCTTGTCCAGTTTTGAGGAAATGAGAACAAAATTACTTACACTAAACACATTGACAACACTCATGCACATGGAAAACATGGTTATGGGTATTGCTTTCGGCACTGCTGTGTCTGTTTTCAGAAAAGGTGCGGTTAAGGGTTATAAGGGGACGTACAATCAGATAAAACTTGCCGATATCGAAAATGCAAAACCAAAATCTTTTCCTGTCGCAGGAAATAGATTTGCACAAGTAAGCAGTGACAATTTCTCAAGATTTTGCGGTATGCTGTTTTGTGCAAAATCACAACGAAATCAGCAGGAGCGCCGCCCCCGGTGCAGGAGTACTATATAAAAGGGAAACAGGAACCCGCCGCGCTGGTCCTCGTCACACCTCGCAGGAGCGGCACGCGCCCCGCCCACCTGCCGCCGCCCTCCAGATCCGGAGCACCTGCACCGCCGGAGGGGTACCCCGGGGGTGTGCCAGGGCGGCCCGGGGAGGGTATCTCTTAACCCCTCGAATAAAATTTTTTCAAAAAACACTTGACTTTCGCCCGAAATCGTGCTATAATTTAGAAAACGCAAGGAGGGGTTCGAAATGACATCTAAGGAAGCGATTAAAACCGCAATGGCGTGTAAACGGGTTACGCAAGACAAGCTTGCAAGCATGATGGGATATTGTACTTCATCGGGCATTCGCAACAGACTTGACAGCAAGATTTCTTGTGACCTGCTCATTCAAATGCTCGACTGCCTCGATTACGAAGTAGTAGTCCAGCCGAAAACGTCAGGAAAGCGCAAGGAAGGCTCGATAGTCCTCGAACCGTCCGGGCTTCCTGACGGGCGTGGGAAGAAGCAGAAGAAGGAGGCTGATGAAACGTGAGCACCAAGGAAATGATCTACAACATGATAGACGGTTTCAGCGAGGAACAGCTGGTGCAGGTGTGCGCTCTGCTGTCAAGCGTGAAGAAAATGCTTAACGAAGAAGCGGAGGACGACGCATTCTGCCAGAAAATGCTTGATGATTACCGGAGCGACGCTGACCCGCATAAGCACGACAGTGTAACACTCGATGAATTTGCAAAGGAGCTCGGAATAAACCTTGACGAATTATAAAATCATCATTGAGAAGCCTGCTGCAAAGTTCATCAGGAAACAACCGGCAGACCAGCAAAAACGGATATTAAAGGCGATATCCATGCTCCCGGAAAAAGGCGATATAAAACAGATGAAAGGTGAAGCAGGACATTTCCGGCTCCGCGTTGGCGATTATCGTCTGATATATCGGGTCGAGCACGATGTTCTCACTGTCGTAATCATGGACGCAGGAAACCGGGGACAGATATACAAGTGAGGAAGTGAGGTGAACCAACCATGAGATTACTCTATATCCTGCTAATGCCGTTCCTGATACTCATTCAGGCAGCAAAAGGAAAGAGGTGAGCTGACGTGATCTACGGCTATTGCCGTGTATCCAGCAAGGGACAGCAGCGCTACGGCACGTCTCTTGAGGAACAGAAAAGGCAGATACTTAGCAGCTATCCCGGGGCGCGGATAGTGCAGGAAGCCTATTCCGGCGCAAAGGAACGTCCGCTGTTCGACGAGCTTGTCGGTAAGCTCCAGCGCGGCGATACGCTGGTAGTCTGCAAGCTGGACAGATTTGCACGCTCTGTTCAGCACGGGCTGAACTACATCACCACGCTGCTTGACCGGGGCGTGAAGGTCCACATCATGAACATGGGATTGGTGGAAGATACTCCGATGGGCAGGCTGATAGTCACGAATCTGCTTGCATTCGCGGAGTTCGAGCGCGCCACCATTCTTGAGCGCACCCAGGCAGGCAAGGAAGCCGCTGCCGCCGCTGACCCGAACTGGAGAGTAGGCAGACCGCGCAAGGATATTCCCGAGGACGTGTTCCGCAGGCTTGCCGCCGGGGAACTCACCTATAAAGCCGCCGCAAGGGAAGCCGGAGTGGCGTTGAGCACGTTCCAGAACAGATATGCGGAATGGAAGCAGACCGCGTAACTGTATTCTTTCGCGAAAACCCTTGACAGCCCAGGAAATCCGTGCTATAATCAGAACAACAGAATATTTTCAGAGCCTTTGAGCCACTTTTGACCTTTACGGTCGAGGTGGCTCTTTTTTTGTTTTCAGGAGGAAATGTGGAAACATCGGAGCTTATCAGGCGTGCTTCCAATCGGGATATCAGCACATACGATAATCTGTCGCTGTATTTCGATACCGTCCGGCTGGAAACGGACTTTGAAAAGGCACGTCCGCATTACGAACGCATATACGACATCGCGGCGCAGCAGAAAGTGAAATTCGCGCTGTCAGACCAGCAGACCGCTATAAAGTTCTATGAACTTGCGAAAAAGGCGGCGCTCATGCTGGCACCGCGCCTGTTCCATTACTATCTTCTCTATGTGGAGTGGGACAGGGAGCCGCAGAAGAAGTTCTATGTGCCGAGAATGAATGTGCTGAAACCTGTTGTCGATGATTTGCAGGATTTAGCGGACGGCAGAATCGAACTGCTGACGATATCTCTTCCACCAAGAGTAGGGAAACTCGTGTCTGACGATACGCCAGTTCTCACCAAGGTCGGCTGGAAAAAGCACGGCGATTTGAAGATAGGCGATTATGTCATATCTCCAAACGGCGAGTTTGTCAGAGTGAATTATGTGTTCCCCAAGGATTATGCTGATACCCGCGTCAAGTTCACTGACGGCACTTATGTTGATGTTCACGAAAATCACGAGTGGGTGGTTTTCAGCCGACATAAGCAGAGATATTGCGTGATGGAAACGAAGGCAATGTTTCGTGATTTTGAGGGCGGTGTTCCGAACACGAGAAGCCACAGGTATTTTTATCTGCTTCCGCCAAAATACCCGGAAATCGGCGAATACAAGAAACTTCCGGTCGAGCCATACACATTAGGCGCTTGGCTGGGCGATGGAAGAAACAGCAACCCTGATATCTGCGGTGATAAATCAGACAGTGCTATTATTGAAAGAGTAATCGCAGACGGATATCCGATATCATGGCATGCCACACACAAGGACACAGGCGTTGAATACTACGGTTTCAAATCGCTGCGTGCTCCATTGCAATCTCTAGGTATGTGCCATAGCAGACGGAGAGTGGAAAAGCATATTCCGGAAGAATATCTGACCGCAAGTTTCGACCAGCGGCTATGGTTACTTGCCGGATTGCTTGATACAGACGGTTGCTTGGTGACAAAAGAACACAGGTTTCATTTTACAACAGCTGAGCCTGCATTGAGAGATAGCTTTATATCATTGATATCAACATTTGGCTGGAGGTGCTCGGTTAAGAAAGAGCAGCCGAGATTGTCAAGCAGCGGCATTCAAGGAAGACACACCTATTGGGTGATTTCTTTCAACCCGACGTGCTTTATTCCATGCCAGCTTGAAAGGAAACAGCTCCGAGAATTTTCTCCACAGAGAAGAATTGCTATAAGCGGTTTCGAGAAGATAGCGCCTAAACAGGGCAATTGCATTTCCGTTGACGGCGGTGTATACTGCGTGGGCAAACGTCTTATTCCAACTCACAACAGTACTCTCGGAATCTTTTATGTCACATGGCTGATGGGGCGCGAGCCGGACAAGGCGAATGTAATGTCCGGGCACTCCGACAAGCTGACAAAGGGCTTCTTCAAAGAATGCCTTGATATTCTTAGCGACCCGGACTATCTCTGGCATGACGTATTCCCGAAAGCAAAGGTCGTTGCGGTGTCCTCGGAGGACGAGAGTATTTCAGTCAACCACAAGCGGCGCTTTCCTACCCTGACATGCCGTTCCGTAACTGGTACGCTGACAGGTGCGGTGGAAGTCGGAAATCTGCTTTATGTGGACGATATCATCGAGGACTTGGAGGAAGCGCTCAATCCGCAGCGTTTGCAGAACAAGTACGACGCTTATCTGAATCAGCTGAAAGACCGTAAGAAAGACGGCGCGCGGGAACTCCACATCGGTACGCGATGGGCGGTCGGAGATGTTATCGGACGTTTGCAGCAGCAGTACGGCGATGACCCGAAAGCAAGATTCACGGTCATTCCGGCGCTGAACGAGAACGGCGAAAGCAACTTCGATTATCCGTATGGGCTGGGATTTTCGACCGCTTACTATCAGGACATGAAAGCGAGTATCGACCCCTGCACATGGTCCTGCAAGTACATGGGCGACCCGTATGTCCGCGAGGGTCTGCTTTTCGAGCGTGACGAGCTGAACTACTACAACGGCGTGCTCCCGGACGGCGAATGCGATATCATGTCTGTGGTGGACGTTGCATGGGGCGGTGGGGACAGCCTTTCCGCGCCGATAATCTACTGGTTCGGCGATACCGGGTATGTGCATGACTGGGTGTTCTCCACCGGGGATAAGTCGGTCACACAACCGCTTGTCTGCGCGGCTTATGCCCGCAATAATGTTGCGAGGGCGCGTTTTGAAGCGAATGTCGGCGGCACGGAGTACGCGGAGGAAATCGACAAGTCCCTGCGCGAGCGAAATTACAAGATGTCGATTCAGAGCCAGAGAGCTTCCACGAAATCCAGCAAGATGGACAGGATAGTGCGCTGGAGTTCGGATATAAAGTCGCGGCTGGTGTTCCGTTCTGACAAGGCGCGGGGCGAGATGTACGACAAGGCGATGAACGAACTCTGCCGTATTTCCGTTGAAGCAAAGAAACAGCACGACGACGCGCCGGACAGCCTTGCGATGGCGATGGACTATCGCGACAATGGCTTGTGTTCAGTCAAAGTGATAGAACGGCGGTGGTAGCATGACGAAATTCCTGCTTCTGAACGGAAAACTCACCGGGAAAAAGCCGAAATTCTACTGTGCGCTCCATAAGTGCGGTATCAACGGCGGCTGCATGAAACGGCGCTGCCCGAAGTGCAGGCATTTCAGGACGCTGTCTGATGAACTGGCGCATTCTATCATGGTTTCATTGCCGAGACGATAATTCACGTTCATTTTCGCGGAAACGCGGATTTGATATATCAGGGCTGGCGGCTTGTGTGTTCACCGCCTGCTCTGCCCTTCCTCCTGGCGCAGTCGTGCAACAGTGCGGCTGCGTAAGGTTTGGAATTTCAATATAGCAAGGTGGAGAAGCGGTCTATCTCGCCAGCCTCATTAGCTGGAATCCGTGGGTTCGAATCCCGCCCTTGCAACCACAAAAAGAATACAGTTACAAACAGGAAAATATGTGATATAATGGAGAAAAGGAGGGCGGGAATGCTGACGTTTATCAAAATCTGCTGTCCGGTATGCGGAAAGCGGCTGTTTGACGCCGATGTTTCCGCTTCCGGAGTAATATTCGCTTACTGCAAGCGCTGCAAGGCAGGACAGCTTGTTGAACTGAAAGGAAAGGCATGACGGAAAACTACAATTACGGCAGGCGGTGTATCTACACTTCCGAGCGGAATTTCACGGCTGAGAACGTGAAACAGATAGTTGACCGCGCCATGTCAGTGCATAACGCGAATGTCTGCGATATCCAGCGGCTGTATAACTACTACCGCGGGCGCATGGACATTCTCGACCGCACAAAGGAAGTACGGCCAGAGATAAACAATAAGGTCGTAATAAACCATGCCGCCGAGATAACCAATTTCAAGACCGGCTTCACGTTCGGCGAGCCGGTGCAGTACGTTTACCGGGGCAAGGATACCCTCGATGACGCCAACAACAGAGCGGACGATGAGAGCCTTGCGGCGCTGAACAAGCTGATGTACAAGATGGGAAAGTCCAGCCGGGACAGAGAACTTGCGCAGTGGCTTTTCATCTGCGGAGTGGCACAGCGTATCACGCTGTATGAGGGCAAGGAACTGCATACATATGTGTGCGACCCGCGCTGCACGTTCACAATACGCGCGAACGACTTCACCAAACGCGTGCTGCTGTCAGTTATCTACAGCACGGACGACATGATAGACGATATCACCGATATCCCGAAGAAGAAGTACACGATTTATTCCGACAGCCACTGCTGGCAGTTCGAAGATAACGTGCTTGTCGGCGAATCCGAAATAGTGTTCAATCCTGTCACGGAATACTGGGCGAATCCCACGCGGCAGGGCTGCTTCGAAACAGTCCTCGGGATAATCGACGAACTGAACAACATCGCTTCCAACCGCGCGGACGGTATCGAACAGCAGATACAGTCGCTGACGTGGTTCAACAACGTGGAGATAGACGAGGAACAGTTCGCGGAGCTTGCCGCCAAGGGCGGTATCTGCACAAAATCCGCGCCGAATATGCCTGCAAGCATTCAGATGCTGCAGAACGTACTCGACCAGACACAGACGCAGACCTACGCCGACGACCTCTATCAGAAAATGCTCCAGATAGCCGCCGTTCCCGACCGCAAGGCTTCGGCAGGCGGCAACACCGGACAGGCTCTCATTATCGGCGAGGGCTGGACGCAGGCGGAAGCCGCGGCGAAGTCGTTTGAGCAGTCGTTTGACGAAAGCGAAAAAGCGTTCGTTGAAAACGTGCTGAAAATCATCAGGACGGTCACAACATCGTCAACGGTGCCTGCGGATTTCGCAGACCTCACCGTTGACGATATCGACATAAAGTTCACGCGCAACAAGACCGATAATCTGCTTACCAAGACACAGGGCTTGCAGAATCAGCTTGAAGCCGGAATACACCCGCGTATCGCTATCGAAAACTGCGGACTGTATTCCGACCCGCAGCAGGTCTATGTTGAGAGCGTGGAGTATCTCGAAAAGTGGAAGAACCAGAGCGAACAGGATAAGGCGGCGGTCATGAATAATGCTGATTCCGGCGCTCCTGACGAGTTTGACGAGATATTCAGAAAGCTGACTGCAAAGGGCGGTGCGGACGATGGCGAAAGCGAATAGTCTCGCCGCTGTTGACCAGCTCAACATAATCTTTTTCGGGGAGATGGACATAACCTCTGCGGAAAAGCGCCTTCGGGTAGTCATGGCGGCTGCATTACAGCGAATACTGCTCAGATACTACGACACCATTCAACGTTCATTGGCATATTCTCCTTTCCAGCTTGACAGCGCCGCCCTTTATGCGGCGGCTGCTGCCGAGTTCGCACGGAGTTACATTGAACTGTTCAACAGATATTACCCGCAGTACCTCGAAACGCTGGGCGCAGAGGGCGTGGGGAATGCTTCGGCGTGGGTCAGAAATCACGCCACGGAATTATCTATGCAGATACTTGACACAACGGTCGGCGGCTGCGATATCCCACTTTACGACCGCATGCTGAACACCGCGCGGACGGAAGTCAACGCGATGTGCAACCTGGCGCAGATGGACGCGGCGCTCAGCCGGGGATTCACCCGCAAGCGCTGGAAAACGTTCGGGGACAGCAAGGTGCGGCGCACTCACCGGGAAGCTTCCGGGCAGACCGTACCGATAGACCAGCCGTTTATTATCGGCGGATATCAGATGATGTTCCCATGCGATGGTTCACTTGGCGCGGGCGTATCAGAAATTGCCAACTGCCGCTGCACGGTGCAGTACTTATAATTTAATATTTTCAGAGCCATTGAGCCGTTTCACCTTTAGGGGTGGAGCGGCTCTTTTGCTATATATGCACAAAAATTCGCCGCCGCAGCGTTACGCGGTGTTATCAGGAGGTAAAAGCGATGACAAGACAGGAACTCAAAGACTTAATGCCCGACATCACGGACGAGCAGATTTCAGCTATCCTTGCAAAGCACCACGAGGAAATCAACGCCAAGACAAAGGCGGCTGAGGACAAGTTCAGCGCTTACAAGGACAAGGCGGACAAGTACGACCAGGAACAGGCAGACAAGCTTTCCGAGCAGGAAAAGTACCAGAAGCTCATGGAGGAAGCCGCACAGATAAAGGCTGAAAACACGCGTCTGCTGAACCGCACCAAGGTGCAGGAAAAGTTCGTCAAGGCAGGAATCAAGGAGGAGTGCTATTCCCCGCTGCTGGACAGCATTGTGTCCGACGATGAGGGAAAGTCGCTTGCATTCGCTGACAGCCTCATAAGCTCTTTTTCCGCAAACGCGGCGGCTGCTGCCGAAGCTGCAAAGCAGGCGGCAATGCAGACCCCCGCACCGAACCCCGGCGCGATAGGCAATGCCGCCAGCGCGCAGGAACAGTACAACAAGGCGGTGCAGAACGGCTCTATCGTTGACATCATCAAGGCTGCGGACGCTGTTCATAACGCCAGGAACATTCCCACAGACTAACGGAGGTAATAATGGCAACAGGCATGAATTTCGATCTGGTGTCTTACTCCGGTGCGCTTTACACCAAGAGTATCACCACCACACCTTTTCTCAACCTCATCGGTGCGCCCGAGACCACCAATGCAGTTGATTTTTCCGTAAATCAGGAGTACGCGCTCGGCACTCCCTCTCAGCCCAAGATTTCTGAGAGCGATTCGCTGACCGCACCCGAAGCGGCTAACGTTACCCGTTCCCAGGAAACAAACGTAACTCAGATTTTCCAGGAATCCATTGCGATTTCCTATGCGCGTGAGAGCAATATGGGTCAGCTTTCCGGCGTGAACGTTGCGGGGCAGGTTGAGAACCCCACGTCTGAACTTCAGTTCCAGACCGCCGCTACCATGCAGAAGATTCGCAACGACATCGAGTACACCTGCATTAACGGCAAGTACCACAAGTCCACCGGCAACACTGACGCGAACCAGACCAGAGGTATTCTGGAAGCTATCGTCACCAACGCCGTCAAGGAGACCGCAGCGGTATCTTCTTCCACCGTCCGCTCCGTGCTTAAGAGCTTCTTCAAGAAGCTGTATGACGCGAACACCGACATCGATGGCTATCTGCTGCTTATCAACTCTGATATCAAGGCGGCTATTTCCGAAGCTTACGAGGGCAGCGGCTATTTCATGCCCGGCGTAACAGAGGCTGGCATCGACATTCAGAAGCTGATGACCGATTTCGGCACAATCAGAATTGCGCTTTCCAGAACAATGCCGCAGGATACTGCGCTGTGTTTCAACTCTGCTGCCGTTCATCTGGTGGAGCAGCCCACTCCCGGCAAGGGTAACTTCTTCCGTGAACCGCTCGATAAAACCGGCGCGGCATGGAAGTATCAGATTTTCGGACAGGCTGGTCTGGATCACGGCTTCGAGAAGCTGCACGGCAAGCTCACATTCGGTGCGACATGATAGTACATCAGGGTGACAACGCCCGTATCGTGATGACCTGCGGGAAGGTCATTGCGGAGTTTGAGAACGGCATAGCTGATGTCAGCAAAGACACAGCTGCTGTTCTCGGCTCGATGGGCTATGAGGTTGAAAGAACGGAGGGCGGCAATGACGCAGACAGAAAAGCTGAAAATCCGCCTGCCGGAGATAAGCGACGCAGAAGCGGAAAGTTATCTTGACACCGCGAAAGCCGCTATCATGGCACGGCGCTATCCGTTCGAGGATTTCCCGAACGAACTTGAAAGCAGATACCTCGATTTACAGCTTCGCATAGCCGCTGACCTCTACGCAAAGGCGGGCGCTGAGGGAGAAACTTCCCACAGCGAGAACGGCGTGAGCCGTGCGTATTCCAATGCGTGGGTGTCGGAGGAACTTCTTTCGGAAGTCACGCCGAAAGGCAGGGTGCTGTAATGAGGGATTTGAAGCGCAACCAGATTTCAGTTGAATACGCGCTGTATCTGGGGAACGCGGAGCTTACTGACGGCAACGGCTGTGCTACTGGCGAATTTGCACCGAAATACGGCGACAAAACGGCGCTGATGATTTCAGTTTCCTCCAACAAGGGGGATTATTCCCAGCAGCAGTTCGGCAATCTGCTGGACTACGACCGCACGATGATAACCCACGACACCAGATGTCCGATCAACGAAAATTCACTTGTGTATATCGGCACGGAGCAGTATATCGTCAAGGCGGCCGCAAAGAGCCTGAATGCCGTTCAGTATGCGATAAAGAGGGTGCAGATAGATGAAACGGATAACGGTTAAACTGTCTGCTTCCGGCGTGCGCGAAGCGGTGAGGGAGCTTGCGGAATACCGCGCAAATCTCGAACGAAACGCGCAAGAACTTGTGCGGCAGCTTGCGGATATCGGTGCGAACATTGCGCTGGTGGAAGCAGGCGGCATTCACATGACGGGTGCTTTGCAGAACGGTATTCACAGCGAATACGGCGGTAATACCGGATTTGTGAAGTGCACATGCGGCTATGCCGCTTATGTGGAGTTCGGCACAGGCATTAAGGGCTCACGAAGCCCCCACCCTGACCCGGCGATACTCGGCTGGTCCTATGACGTAAACGGTCACGGGGAGCTCGGCTGGTGGTATCCGTCCGGCGACGGGGACACAAATCCCACACGAAAACGGCTGAAAGACGGCACCTATGTCGCATGGACAAAGGGCATGCCGTCCAGACCGTTCATGTACAATACGGCGCAGCAGCTGAGAGCGCTGGTGATTCCGACAGCAAAGGGAGTGTTCACATGATTGACATTGAAAGCACGGTGTTTGACTATGTGGCGACCGCCCTGCGCGAGGAATACAAGGGCATTTCAGTTGTGAGCACGTCAAGCGACACCCCGGCGAAATTCCCGGCGGTGTGCTTATGGGAACAGGACAACAGCTGCTACGCTCCCTCGCAGACGGCTGAATGCAGGGAAAACCACGCGCAGCTTATGTACCAGTGCGAGGTTTACTCCAACAGGCAGAGCGGCAAAAAGGCGCAGGCGCGGGAGATAGCGGCTTTTGTTGACAAGAAAATGCAGGAATTAGGCTTTATCCGGACTTTCGGACAGCCTGTCCCGAATGTAGCTGATATGACGATATATCGCTATACAATGCGGTTTTCGGGCATTATCGGCAGAGATAATATAGTTTATACTTCATAGGAGGTTCATCATGAAGAGAGGAATATCCATCATCTCGGCTGGTGCGCAGGTCGGATATGCGGTCGAAACCGCTGCAGGCACCATGCCTACATCAGCAAAGATGATTCCGGATATCAAGGAGATACCCGACCTTAATCCGCAGCCGGAAATGCTGGAGACCACAGACCTTTCCTGCACGGAAACCAAAACGTTCATTCCCGGTCTGAAAGACCTGTCGAACGCTTCTTCCTATACAGCGAATTTCACTTCCCTGCTCAAAAAGGAATGGGCTAAGCTGGTAGAAGCTTCTGCGACCGCAGAGGCAGATGGCAAGGCGACATGGTTCTTTATTCAGCTTAAGAACGGAGATACAGTGGCGTTCACGGGTAAGCCCACACAGCTGGGTCTGCCCGGCGCAGGCGTTAACTCGGTGGTCGAGATAAACTGCTACATAACGCCCACCGGCGAGCCCAAGTGGATTGAAGAAACCATCACATTCACAGAGCCGACAGACGAGTAATACACATCACAGGAGGAAAACAAAATGGCAAAGGCACTCACTATCAGTTACAATGGCAAGACTTACAAGGCGGAATTTGACCGCGCGACCGCAAAGGCGTATGCAATGACCGGAAATAAGCCCACAGATGTATTCGATAATCCGTTTGTGGCGCTGGCTCCGTTTATTCACTGCGCTTTCAAGAAGCACCAGCCCGCCATCTCTGAGAAGAAGGCAATGGAGATATACGACGCCCTCGGTCAGAGCAAGAAGCAGCTTTTCCGCGAAAAGCTCATCAACAGCTACGTTGACGCTATAAAGGACCTTGTGGGCGACCCTGAGGCCACTGACGGTGACGAGGGAAACGCAATCTGGGAGAACGAGGACGAGGACTAATATCTCCCGAAGAAATAGTCAAGCAGCTTGACGAAAAGTGCATATTGTGCATGTCGCTCGGCATGAGCTACACGGATTACTGGGAGGGCGAAAACTGCCTTCCCAGCTTTTTTATTCAAGCTTACAACAAGCGGCGCAAACGCGAACTGGAAGAACAGAATTTCAGCGCGTGGCTGAATGGATTGTACTGCAAGAATGCATTCGAGGTGGTTCTCTCAAACGCTTTCGCCAAGCAAGGAAGTCCTCGGGCGGAATATCCGGGCAAGCCTATGGAGATATTCCCGCGTGAAATGACGGAAAAGGAAAAACTTGAGGAGCAGGAACGCGCCGAGCTGGCGGCCGAAATTGCTCTTGACAACTTTGTCGCAGCTCTTGGCGGCAAGAGAAAGGAGCAGAAATAATGGCAGAAGCAACGATTGACGAACTCCAGATAGAGATAGAAGCCGATGGAGCGGACGCGGCGCAGAGCCTTGAAAAGCTCCAGCAAACACTTGAACGGTTGCTTTCTCCGGTGCAGGCGCTCACTACCGGAAATGGTTTGAACAAGCTCACAAAGCAGCTGGAGAAGCTTGCAGAAGCTGGGCGTTCTATCTCCAGTCTGTCCGGGCTGGACAAGATAACACAGGCCGCGAATGCGCTGAAATCCCTTGACACGCTGACCGGAGCTCCGAAAGTGAACAGCTACGTCAACGCAATAAACAAACTTTCGCAGGCTTCCGGAGCAGTCCAGGCGATAGCGGCGTTCCCGGACGTATCTGCGCAGCTTTCTTCGCTCACGAATGCGCTGAACAGTCTGCGCAGCATTCAGGATATCCGGCTTACGCCGCTCATTAACAGCCTGTCACGACTTCCGGCGGTGGTTCAGGCTATAAATTCAATGCCCGCGATAGACACATCGCGCATTGAAATGCTGAACTCGGCGATGGCGGCATTCCGGACGGAAAACGCAACAGCGATACGTCAGCTTGCGAATGCGCTGAACAGACTGCCTACGGTGGCACAGCGTATCAACCAGATTGATTTCACGCAGTTCTCAAACAGCATTCGACAGCTTACAACAACGCTTGAACCGCTCATGCAGAGGGCTGAACAAGCGGCACAGGGGCTTGCTGCTCTTGCACAGGTAATGCAGGCGGCAAGCCGTCAGTCCAACAACAACGGCGGCTTCGGCGGGCTGGGGCGCACTCTCGGCTCGCTGTCCACAAGGTCGCTGATTTCGTGGGCTTCGCTTATGAAGCTTAAGAAAGTCCTCGGCGAATGTTTCAACGTTTCCGCGCAGTATGTTGAAAACCTCAACCTGTTCAACGTCACAATGGGGAAATCTGCGTCCAGCGCGTTTGAATTTGCGGAAGCAGTCAACGCGGCGCTCGGCGTTGATACCTCGGACTGGATAAGATATCAGGGATTCTTCCAGTCTGTCGGCAAGGGCTTTGGCGTAGTCTCTGACAAGGCAGACCTCATGTCCAAAAATCTGACCCAGCTGTCTTATGATATTTCTTCGTTCTACAACATCAGCACGGAGGAAGCTTATAATAAGGTGCAGTCGGGCTTTGCCGGGGAACTGGAGCCCCTGCGGCGCCTCGGATTTGCGCTTGATGAAGCAACGCTGAAACAGCTTGCATACAGCAAGGGCATAACCCAGACCTACGAAAGCATGACGCAGGCTCAGAAAGCACAGCTCCGCTATGTGGCGATGATAGAGCAGGCAAAAGGCATCGGCGTTACCGGAGATATGAGCCGCACTATCGACACTGCTTCCAACGGCGTGCGCGTTCTGGAAGCGCGTATTCAGCAGTTCACCCGCGCGCTCGGAAATATGCTCATGCCTGTGCTGTCGGCGCTCCTGCCATATTTCACGGCGTTTGTGCAGGTGCTGACCGAAGCGGCAAACGGTATCGCAAATTTCCTCGGCTTTGAGCTGCCAAAAATCGACCTCAGCGGCGTTTCCAACGGCTATGACGATATCGCGGGCGCGGCTGACGAAGCAACGGCGGCAACGGAAAAATTCAAAGGTTCGCTGGCTGGAGTTGACCAGCTCAATATCATCGGTTCGCATACGAATAAGAGCGGTTCGGGCACCGGGTACTCCACTGACCTTGATATCGAGCTTCCCACATATGACTTCCTTAACGGCGTTGAAAGTAAGACAAAGGAAATCGCGGAGAATATCAGGAATTGGTTCAAGGAAGCGCTGCCGTGGATTGAGGCGGTGGGAGCGGCTATCGGCGGAGTTTTTGTCGGGTCAAAAATAATCGGCTTCATCACAAACCTGCGCAGGGTCGGCGACGCTATAAAAACACTTGTTTCGCAGATAGGCAGCAAGGCTGCTAGCGGACTTTTCGGCTTTGTCGGAGGGCTCGCGGCTGGCGCTTCTTCGGGAGTGCTGCTGTATAACTCCCTGAAAAATCTCATCAAGGGAACTGGAAACCTTGCGAATAACTGGACGCAGCTTGCAGCTGGAATAGGGATCGCGGGAGGCGCTATAGCGGCGTTTGTGGCATTCAGCAATCCAGTGGGTGCAATCGTGACTGCTGTGCTCGCTCTCGGCGGTGCTATTCTCGGTGTGAACAGTGCAATAAATGAAACCAACGAGGAAATAGGGAACGCAATATTTTACGCAGACAACGGCGGCATAGCGGTCGACGGCTTTGCAAAATGCTTCACGGGTTTGTTCGATACGGTTTCCTCACGATATCAGGATATCATCACCACATCTGACGCTATCAGAGATAATCAGGAAAAGGCAAGCGGCGCGGCTGATGAAATACTTAACCTTACGGATAAGTACCAGCAACTTGGCGAAGCTATGACACCGGCTGACGCGCAGAAAATCAAGGATAACCTTGACACCATTGGCAGCGCTATCAAGGAAAATCTCGGTTCATACACAAAGGAAATGGTCGATAATCTGAAAACGTCGTTCCATGACCTTGCTGTACAGATGGGGCTTGATGTCGAGGATATGGTCGGTAAATGGTATCTGCTAGAAAATATGGGCAATTCCGCTCTCGCTGGACTGAGAAAGAATGCCGACGAGCTTTCCGCGAAAATCATCAATGGCACTGCGACCGCAGCTGACTATTCGCAGTTCAACGAAACCGTCAAAAAGATGGCTACGGTAGATACTCACACGTCTGAACAGGAATCCTTGAATCGTGCATTTGCAAACATCACTAACGGTAGCATTGATTTTGAAGACGCAAATCAGGTAAAGCAGGCGATAGAAGACATAACCAGTTCAGCCAGCACAGCATATTCAACGATTCAGTCCGCGTGGGACAAGCAGGCTGCTGACCTCAAAAACTGGAAAGATACTCTGATTAACTGGGGTGTTGACATTGAATATGACGAGAAATTCGGCACCGGTGCGTTCGAAAAGCTGTTTTCAGACCAGTCAAAGCTGATTGACGAGGGGTACAAGAAAGAACTCGAAAAAATCGACCTCATGAAAGGGGCTGGTGTCGGCGCGGCGTGGAATCAGGCTGATGAAAAAGTGAGAGCAACATTCGAAGCACAAATTCCTAGCTTTCAAGATTATGCATTGGCTTCCAACCCCTTACTAGCGGATGATGTTATACAGTATTTTTCGCCAGAATACAGGAGTGATTTGGCATATAAAAGCAAGAATGCCAATCGTGAAAGCAGAATTGAAGACCTTAAAAACAACGGTCAGTTCAAAGATGTGTATGACGCGCTGAAAGCCGCTGAGCTTGACGAAAGCAATGAGAATTATTATAAGGAAATAGGCGGCTATATCGTTGAGGGAACCAGCAACGGCGTTATCACTGGGTCTGAAACACTGGAAGCTGCGCTCAGCACTCTTGCAGCAAACGGAATGGAAGCGTTCAAGGACAAGCTGAAAATCCATTCCCCGTCCCTTGTTTTCGAGGAACTCGGCGGATATATTACTGAAGGTCTGGCTCAGGGTATAGAAGACGGCGAATCTGACGTTGATACAGCTATAAAGAATGTTGCCGCAGGAATGGCTTCCAGCATGGCTTCCGGTGCAAAGCCCGGCTATGCATGGGAGGGTGCAAAGGAATCATATAGCAGCAGCCGGAGTTTTGAAGATGTCACATTCACGACCGGGGACACTTACATCACGTTCGAACTTGACGGCGAAGAAATTGAAAGTGCTTCTCAGAAAGTTCAGGGCAGAAGATTTGCTATGTCAAATGGCAGATAACGCTTGACAAAACCCCTCTTTTGTGTTACAATTTGACGCAAGGAGGGGTTGTTTCAATGAAAAAAACAATTTTCGCATTATGTGTATGCACATGTGTGTTGCTTTCGGGGTGCTCTGGGGTTTCGCAAGAGGAATACAATTCGCTTAAAGAACAAAATTCTGATTTAAATTCTCACATAATTGAATTAGAATTGGAAAACAGGCGTTTAGAAAGTGACAATGCTGATTTGCAAGCTGAGAATGGCGACCTTAAAAGTTGGAAATATTATTATGAACATAATGACAAAACGGAGGAAGCCGCACAAGATACAGCGGAAGCCGCCCCGTCTGTGGTTTACGAAGATGAGTTCATATCGTTAAGCTATTGTGGGATAGGAACAGGAGCAAGTTTTCCTTTTGCCGACAAACAATGCATTATTTTTGAGGTTGACAACAAAACTGAAACCACATTTGAGTTTTCCTCTATATCGCTCGCGCTTGATGGGCAAGACATAGGCTATGCTACATGTTATAGTAAAATAACAGCCAAGAGTAATGGCAAAATTTATGTGGTAGCTGACGAACAGTCAAATATTATCGGTAAACACCCTAAAGAAATATCTGGATCCATGGCTGTCAAAGACTTGTTAGACATGGACATTTTCGGAAAAAATGAATGGTGGCATATAATATCATTTTCTGAAATAGAACTTTAGCTATTCACCCCGCCCTGCACAAAAACGCAGGGCGGTTTTTGTATATTTATACAAATTTTGAGAAAAAGGTTGACTTATGTATCCACTTATGTTATGATATATGTGGACACAGAAAAGAGGTGAAGCTAATGTCCCCAAAAACAGGTAGACCGACTGACGACCCTAAAACACTAAGCACTAGAATACGGCTTTCAGAAGAAGATATTAAGCGCCTAGAATATTGTTCCGAAAAAACAGGCTTAACTAAAGCTGAGATTATTCGGCAGGGCATAAAGGAAGTCTACGAAAAACTAAAAAAATAACGGCAACGCCGCACCGTAGGAAGTAAAGCGTTACCGTTACGTGTTTTGAAAGGACAGGAATGCCCAATCTGAAATCTATTATACATCAGAACAGCGTTCCTGTCAAGTGTTTTGAAAGGAATTTGTTATGAACAACACAATTACAGAAGACATGATACTGAATGTATCAGCAAAGGCTGAAAGGCTCGGAACGATAGCGTGGGTAGCTGCGTGCGCGGAGTTTATCCCGGAAAAGCAGGAGAAAATTTACACAGACGTGCTTCTGGGTATCGCGAATTTAAGCGAGCAGCTTGTCAGCGAACTTGACAAGATGGCTGCTACGGCAAGCGGGGTGAGAGCATGAGCGAGTTAATCAAGATAAACAATCAGCAGCTCCCTATCAAGGAATACAACGGTCAGCGCGTAGTAACTTTCAAGGAGATTGACGCGGTTCACAAGAGAACACCCGGAACCGCACATAGAAATTTCAAAGCTAACAGAAACCGCTTTATAGAGGGCGTTGATTGCTTCAGACGAAATTCGTCCGAAGCCAAAAACGAGTTTGGAATTGCCGCGCCAAACGGGCTGATACTTCTCACCGAAAGCGGCTACCTCATGCTTGCGAAATCCTTTAACGACGACCTCGCATGGCAGGTGCAGCGCGAACTGGTGAACAGCTATTTCAGAAGCAAGACCGAGCAGTTTGAGCCCGAACAGCTAACGCTTGAAACCGCCGAATACCACTACTACCCCAAGACATGGCACGGAAGCCCGGTGATAACCGCCGCAGACTTCGCGCACTTCACCGGAATGTCAAAGGAAGCTGTATATCCGTATTTCCACAAGCACCCCAACTTTGATATTTTCCACTATCGCCATCTTAAAAACGCAGAACTTCGCGCTTTCAAGGCTGAAAATCCGAGCATACCGAGGTGCATTGCAGACCTTTACATTATCACGCGTAAGGGCTGCGAGTGTATGCTGAAGTACTTCGGGCTGACGGCGGATATCCCCATACTGGAACAGAAGCAGGAAAAACTTCTGGAGCAGAAGCAGGAAGAACCTGCAATTCAGCCCAGAAAGGCTTTTACTGCCGCAGAATACATCGCTGCGCTTGAAATCCTTAATGATTTAAGGCTTAAATTTAAGAAAGAACTGGAGAGTGAGAATTGCATGTTCCCTAGCACTACCAAGCAGAACCTTGAAGCAGTATGCCGAGCGATGGGACACGTTTCTATACCTTTGATAACAATAGGGCAGAACGATAAAGTGATTTAACAAAATCAGCACCTCGCACAACGCGGGGTGCTTTTCTGCATGAAAATACTGAATAAAAAAGCGCCCGGCAAAAGCAGGGCGCAAAACTTATACATCATCATCGCTGACATCGAAACATAGACTGATAAATCTATTTTTACCTTCTATAAGATTTTTTATTTTCTGGCACAAAAATACGCATTCCCAATCATACCGTGGTTTTATTGCATTCAAATTTTCCGGTTGTTGAAAGCCCAAAACACCGCTATAATATGCGACAAGTTTCTCTTTTTCGCCTGGAGTGGATTTGTCAGCCGCAAAAAGCGAAACATATTCGCAACCAATTATTTCGCAAACATTCTCAATTATAGGAACTATTTTCATCCAAAATATAGCTGCACCTACCGTTGATTTAGCTCCATAGCTTTTCCAAATCTCATCTGCTTCGTAGTTTTTGCAAAAATTCACCAGTTCAATGCACGGATATGTCGAGGTGACATATAAGTGCCTTTGCTTTTCCTCTTTTTGGAGTTTGTTTATTTCTTGAAGCCTTGCCAAGACATACGCCACTGCCATATCATCTTGGCTATCAAAATCAAAATCTCCGTCTTGAACCATCGCTTGAAATGTCTGAGGGTCAACGTCTCCAACATCGTTTTGGGACTTATCAGCCAAAAAATTAAGTTTTGCAACATCTTGTGGGTTTAACCCGTCTTTATTAAATACTTGCCCCGTTTGCAATGAAAAGAACGCTAAAACAGTGCTTTTATAGAGAACGACATAATATAAATCGTGAAAGTCAATTTTATCAACCTCACCGATTATGTAGCGCTTGAGCCTGTCCAACATCTGCTCTGAAACAGCAGTGCGGAAATCATCACGATCTCCGCACGCAAAATCCTGCAATTGGTTTAACAGTTTTTCTTCGCCTTGGTGCACTCTGCGGCACTCCAGATTGAGGACAAATTCATAAAATGTCATTCGCTGCACCTTAATTTCTTGACACGTTCTGCATCGACTTTAATATCATCCGTAGACATTTTATTACTTCCGTTTTCTCCCTCTGGAACTCCAATGCGAGCGTTTTTCCAAGATGTTTCTTCATGTGACATCATGCTAAGGCTCCAAGATTTAGTTTTCGAATAGATGTCGAAAACCTTGTCGATTATTTTCTCTGTAACGCCATCAATATGGCATTGAGGGAAATGGTTAACTTTGTAACGCCATCTTATTTCCGTCATAACAGGCCCGAATTTCCAAGCTTCAAATTCTTCGTTAAAAAGTGGCACTCCTGTTTGGATAAAGGATTCCCGCTGAACGAAATAAAGCAGCTTGTGGAGCTTCATTTCATCAATCTTCTTGCCATATTTTTCTTGATAGCGAGAACATATTGTTGAAGCTATCTCAGCTACGCTATACATAAAGCACTCCTCCTTTGTTTATATTATTTCCCTTTATGTTATTATAACACAAATTAATAAAAAAGCCACATTCTTAATTTATATATAGCCATATATAAATTGATATATCGAAAAGAATACAGTTACAAAGCCGCAAATCCATGCTATAATGGATAGAGAGCCACAGAGCCGTTTGTCGAAATGACAGGCGGCTTTTTCTCGTTTGCCGCCGTTGACATAGTGGAATCAAGGCGGTGAAACATGGCTGATATAGAGAAATTATCATGGCTCAAAATAAACGGCGTTGAAGCGCCTACCCCGCGCGAATGGACAGTAGTAGACAGCGATTTCGACAGCGACGACAGCGTGCGTGACGAAGCCGGATATCTTCACAGAACGGTTATCCGCAGAAAGCAGCACGCACCAAAATATAAATGGCGGCTGAAAGCAAAAGACCTGTCAAAGCTGCTGAACATGATAGACGACACAACGCTTGAGGTAACATACTACGACCTGCTCACAAGAAAGCAGATAACGTTCACCGGATATCCGCAGGCAACAAGACAGCCCAAGCTTGTCTTGCAGCGGAGCACTTACGACGAATGTATCTTTGATTTCGAGTGCAGTTTCATCGAGTATTAAGGAGGGAAAATGTACCCAGTTTCTGAAAAGTACATAGAAGCAATACGTGCCCCCGTCCGCGAAGACCGTATCACCGGCGGTATAAGGCTGAAAGACGGAACCATAATCCCTGTTGACGACAGTATAATCGTGCAGAAGTCCCTGACCGTCACACGTAAAGTGAGCAGTTCCTCCAAGTTCGACATCGGCACGGTGAACTCTGCGGAAATGCGGATAAAAATACGCGACGCCAAGGCATACGATCATGATTTCGGTGGAGCGGTTATCAGTCTTAAATACGGCATTGTCACCGCTACTGCGGACGACGGATCCGAAACATGGGAAGACGTCCCGCTGCCGCCGTTCTATGTTGACGGCGGAGAGGCTGCCCGAAAGCAGAACATGGTGAGCCTTACCGCGCACGACACGCTCAGCAGACTTGCCGTTGACAAAGGGTCGCCGCCAACGACCAGCTTTTACGCGGCACTCACATATTTCTGCAACCGCTGTAATGTCGGCGTGGCAATTTCGGAAAACGACTTCAACGCACTCCCCAATGCGGATATCACGCCCGATTTTTCAGCGGAAAGCATTCAGTCCTGCTGGGACGGCGTGATGTGGATAGCACAGACCGTGAATTGCTGTGCATTTGCCGATTATCGCGGGCTGGTTCAGTTAAAGCAGTACAAATACGAGGGCGGCGATAATTATGACCGCCTTATAACCGGCAAAGAGCGCACCAATATAGAATATAGCGACACACGCACTTACCTTGCATATCTGCAATCGTATGAGGGCGAAAATGTGAAGCTGTACAGCAGGGTCAAAACCTGGACTGGAACTGACGCCCCGCATATCAAGGAAGGCGCTTTGAACTTGCCGAAAAACCCTGTCGTGCAGTCGCTTTCCGCCGAACAGCAGGCGGCGATAAATCAAAGCTATCTTAACAATCGCAGCTACCCTACTCGCTATGTCAAGGCAAGCGGCGTTCCAGACCCGGCAATAGAGCCGCTAGACGTATTGGCATTTTCCGGAGGAACTATCGACATCGGGCAGATAATCAGCGTGGCTACACAGGTAACGTGGAAGTACCGCAATGGAGGAACGATATATTGTGCGAATGCTGATGAATACTCCGACGCCGCGGACGGAACCAGCGCAATAGCTACGCTTTCGCTGGAAAGCGATGTCGCGGAACAATCCGATGAAGCACCCGTTATGCGCACGCAGCCCAAATCCCAGACAGAAAAGCAGATAGACGAGCTGAGGAAGCGGCTCAGCCAGTCGGGAGGAGCAGCCGAAAAGCTGCAGACTTCTGGGACAAATACTGCCGCCATAACCAATGAGTATGGTGGCATAACCACAACGGAAAATGGTGTAAAATCACTGAACATTGAAGCAAGCCCTAGCTGGAACTACTTCGAAATGAAAGCACCGCCGGGATTTTATATTCATGCAAACGAAGACGGGTACAATATAGCACAACAGTATTCTGATGGCAAAGAAAGATGCATTAGGCTTAACAAAAATAATGGAATACAAATTGTATCTGATTCGGGCGATCAAATTAGATTAGAGCTGGTAAACAGTAATATGGGAATCTTTATGGATAAAGGTGATTTCGAAATATATTCCGCTGGAAATAGGCTGTATACAGCGGGTGGCAGCCTGTATTTTAACGGCAAAAAGGTACTTTTGGAGGGATAAATCATGACATCAAAAACAATCGTCC